ATCATGTTGCACCTATGAATAGAAGTCCGGGGCTTTTGCCTTTGTGGCTATGTTTGTTGACTGATAATGGATGTCAATATAATGCAAAAAAGGGACTTGATTCAGTGTGTCCGCTACGTCTGTCGGGTCTCTAAAACCACGAACAATTATAAGACCATCCGGCTCAAGGATGTCTGAATCAATCTGCGTTGCCGAGGGGCTGGTCGCCGAAAGCTGCACCTCTACTAACATGTGTTGATATTGAGTACCGCTCGCTGTATCTGTGATTGATGTCGTAAATGATGCGGGGAATGCTGCTTGATCGTGGCCTTTTGCGTAGGTCACTTCGGCTTGCCACTTCACATCCCCTGGAATTCCGGCAGGCCCACCGCTATCCACAACGTTCTGACTCCAGTGGAAGTGCAAAAATATGTCGCTCCCTGGCACATAATCATGCGGAATATGAAAATGAAAATTTGCCTCGTTCATTACGGCGTTGCTAAAGGAAAATGCTCTCACGCTATCTCTAAAAACGGCCAGGGTTGGGTCGTTTGCTCCAGGAGACAAAATTTTTATTTCTCCAAGTAAATCCCTAAACCCATATGTCGGGGTTGATAGGTCAACCTTTATCCCATTTCCAGAAACTTTGCTTAAAACTGGAATATCGTAAATTCTTATATTCCCTTTTGTGGCGTGGCTTGTCGAGTTAAGATCAAGGTTCTCACTTGCCCCCGTGCCACCATAAGCAACCTGTCCGCCAGTTCTGCCGTTAAGAAGCAAGTATTGTGCGTGGTCATCATCACCTAATCCAGACAGCATCCCATGATCGTTTGTCGATGGTGGGAGCAAGTTGCCTTCCTGTGAAAAAACTATTTGCTTTGGAGATAAATCGCCATCTTGTGCCGGCATACTAGCCAAGGGAGAAAGTGATAAAATCTCAAGCTTATCGGTGTTAGGTTGTAATGTGGGCGAAACATCTTCCCCTGGACATGGCGGGATATTAGGCAACAAGTTTATCTCTGACGAGACAGTGGTAGCGTCTATTCCCTGGCTTGTAATAATAACGCTATCGGCTAGGCCAATTAAAAACTCTATGACAACATCAGGCCATCCGGTAAGGGCCTTTAGCTCTGTGGGGCTAAGATAGAAATTTCTTATTTGAGACTGCGTGGTTGCCATTATGTAGCCTGCACGTCAAAGCTTGCAAAAGATAGTCTTGATTTCGTAGCGGCCCGAAACTTGAAGCCTGCCCACGAATCCACGTAACCCATCCGGCGCATGATAAACTTTTTCTGGTAATCGTGGGGAGCGCCATACGCCATAGAATATTCTTGTCCAAAAACATCCCCATGCCTCGACATGGAAACAAATACCTTAGCATCGTTAATCGTGTTCCGGCCAGCTATAGTTTCAAGCTGGATTTTGTCAACGGATTTCGTTTCTAGGTTCACGAATGGCGAATAGATAACCGCCTCTTGAATATCCCCGAATTGAGCAAAGGTTGCATCGTCAAGGTGCCCGATATTTGATGTAGTCCGGCTGCCAAGAACAAACTTCCCGTTCCGTGGGTCTAACACACAGTTAATCCCCATATAGGCCCCTTCAACCTGAACCCCTGATTGCAGGAGTGTCCATGCGTACTCAATCCCAAACTCCTCGGCAATCTCCCGGTTGAAGCACAGCGTCTCGTATGGAAGGTGGACAATAACAAAAGTTGTTCCGTCTTCCCTCCTAGCCTCAACCCTCACGTCTGAAAGTTCTGTTTCGGCGTATCTTGAAAGGAGCTTATCAATCTCTCTGGTGGAGATTTTTCTTACCACACTCGCCCCTACAATATGAACACCAAGAGCTTCTTCTTTTCTCCCTCCGACGATATACCAATCTCCCGCTGCCTCGCATTTTGCGTGTGTGGCGACAATGCCGATCTTTTGCGCCCGTGTCTCAAGACGCTTGAAGGCGAAGTTTTCCGTTGCTACGTTCACAAAATACTCCAGGGTATAGCGTCCAAAAACAATAACCTTGTTGTCTTGGGTTTTGCCCACCCCAAGAGAATTATCAGGCATGAATTCTGCGGTTGCGTAACTTAGACCATTTACCGCCGCCTCGTTTGTAAGTTCCGTGTGGTACAGATTTTCTCCGTCCGTTAAAAAATAGTAACCGTCTATCCATGTGCCATCTATCGGAGCACCAATTCCAGAAGCGGTTACTTGCGTAAGTGTCGAACCGTACAGCCACATCTTTCCGTCTACTATTATTGCTTGTGTGTTGAAGCTGTAGGGCATGGCTGCTTGTTTTGTTCCTGAAATACCACCTAAAACGGTAGTAGCACCATCGTCGCCAACACTTATCAATTTACTGCCCGATACCCGGAATTGCTTTTCAAGTCGCTCGTTGTAAATCGCCCCTCGATCTGCCCCGCTTCCAGTGCCAAATTGAGTGATGCCGGGGCATGCAAGCATGTAGCCCTTTGCGCCAAGGATTTCTTTCTTCACGGCGTACATGTTCACCGGCAAAGCGTCCCGGTAATCAACATTTGCGTCGATCTTGTCGCCTTTTATCAGGTTGACATTCATATCGTCGCGCTGTTCAGCTTGAAGTTTGTAATTCTGGTGATCTTCCGCGAAGCAGAAGAGGTCACGACGATTTTTAATTGCAACAATGCGTCTGAGTTTTCTCCGTTAGTCCCAACCGCGCGTATCTGGTAAGCTACTGCCGTATCAGTGTTGGAGTTGGAAACAATCGTCAAGCCTGTGTTGGCCGTAATGGTGTAAGAACTGATCGTTTCCCCAGAGGTCAACCAAGAAGTAAAATCCTCGGTGAAATTGTCAACATCCCCCAGGAACATCTCATTAGTGGCACAACCGAGCGGGGCGTCCTCAATTGTCTCGTAGAAGTTCTGCCGCCCAACAAACCGATTCTTTGCGCCAACAGGATGCCGAGAAGGGTAGCGTGTCCTTTTTAAGGGGGCGGTCCTGGCCGACAAAAAAGAGAATGCTGCTTGTATCCTTGGCAGCAAGGTGGCGGTCGGTTCTTTGCCAAAGCTATCAATCAACCGGGCAGCGAGACACAACGAAAGGCCGCTCCAGAACCGACGCTCTATATTGTGCGGCGTGTTCAGATCAGGGTTCTGCTCAAAGGCGTAGCCCAGGCAGATGTTATTCGCCTCGAACTCAGCCGCCATGTTTTCAAGCACACCAAGGGCCAGCTCCAGGTCTTCCGCCGTTGGCGAGGAGGTAAGGCCAGAGATACGCAACTCGACGTATGCGGCGTTTATTCTGTCAACTTTCGTTGTCACTTGAGGTCGCCCTTTTTCCTCCGCGTTTTGCGCGGGGCTTTTGCTCCTTCAGTTTTTTCGTGACGCTCTTCAGCCTCGGCCTCTTCGGTCGCGGTCTCTTCAGTTTTTTCCTCAGGCGGTGTCCCCTCCTCAACCCTGGGCAATTCAACAGCGACAACCTTATCCGCGCTGATTGCTTCGTCCTTGGTTAAAAAATACTCCCCAGACGCTACGCTGTGTTCAAATCCATGCTCGTTTACTTTTACCGGCGATCCGGTTCCCCTCTTAAACAATATGACTGACATATATCCTCCAACGGGGCCAGGGAGTTTTTAGGCCCCCCTGGCCCCTAGTGGTTAGCTTGCGACCGATACGCCGGAAGAAGCAAATGTGGGCACAGCACCGTCAACATAGATGCCAACAGCGGCTTGAGCCATAACGGTATGGTCTACAGAGGTGCAGTTCTTCAAGATAACCACGCCCTCGGTCTGTGCCGCGCCGAATCCAACCGCGTGGGCAGGAGTAGCCGCCGAAAGGATGTTGTTTACAAAGGTGCAATCCTTCATCAGCAACATTCTTTCGACATCCGTGGCGTTTGCGCCGTAAACCGCCACATGCTCAGTGCCGCCAGCCTTGCTGAAAAACAGGCAGTTCTCAAAATACGAGTCCCGGCACTTTTTCCCGGCCAGTGTAGCGGTCAGCTTCACGTTTGGTCGGATCACATTATCAGCGATGATATTCGCGGTAGAGCCAAACGTACAGTCATAAAACATGGCGCTGTCGCCGTTGTGCAACAGCTCGGCGGCGGTTGTTGCGTCAAGGTCGGTGTCTTTGTAGAATTCACAGTTGAAATACCGAGCAAACTCCCCACCCTCGGCAACGGCGTAAATGCCTTCAGTAACGGTATGGCTGCCGATGAACTTGATACCCATGAAGGTATTGCGGACGCCGGTATTCTGCACCGTGGCGATATTCGTGGCACCAGAAGAGGCAGCGCAGGAAATTTTTGCCCCCTGGCCGTAGTGACCGAGCATCCCGTTGATGCCGATGGTATGCAGGCGGTTCTTGGTGATAGACACCATTGCCGTCTCAACAACGGTAGAGTCGCCGTCGATCAAGATAACATCGTTGTTGTTGTCGGTGGCAGAGGAGATTGCTTTGCTGTAGGTCTTGAAAGCATCGGCCCATGATTGACCACCATTGGCATCATTGCCGTTCCGGTAATCGACAAACCAGATATCGCCAGGGCCAGTCAGGTTCAACGCTGCCTGGATTTGGCTCCGGGAAGTCTGTAGCCCGGTGTGGTAAAAATCTCTTGTTTTACGCATTTCTTGCTCCTTTGTTCAGGATGCTTAAAGCATCAAGGATTAGGTGGTTACAGGCGGCTGAGTTGCGCCTTTCGCGCCAAGCAGAATCCACCCAATAGTGTCGTCAACATACAGCAGGGTAGCCTGATCCTGTGCATCGGCAAAGACGATGGTCAAAAATCCGGTTTTGGTGGCCGGAGTCAAAGTGCCATCGCCGCCGCCATCCGTGGTCAGGTTGATAACCAACACCTGTCCGGGCACGCCATTAGCCAGGGTCAAGGCCTCAGCATCGCCTCCTGTCGTTTTGGCAACATAGGCGTGCGTTACAGGGATAGCCAAAACATCAGCGGCACATGTGGTGTTCAGGTCATCGGTGGCATCTGCATCGTTTCGGTGATAAAGTTCACCCATTCTCAAAATGCGGGACATATCATTTACTCCTTTGGTAAGGGGGCACTAGGCCCCCGCATTGGTTAATAGGTTACAGCACAGCCACAATTTGACGGGTCGGCGATGGTTACGCCCCACCAGGTGAACAGCCGGAACCGGAAATTCATGGTGGCAATGTTGCCGTCATACAGCAGATAGACGCCCAGGCCGTTGCTCATGGTGTCACTCAGCACCTTAGCGGTGTTGAACTGGCTGAACAGGCTGGCCGGAATGGTGCCGCCAATTACCTCAACCGCCATCTTATCGAAGAACAGGTTAACCTTGTTCGATGCATCGGTGTTCAGGCGGGTGACGGTGGCAGCGTTCAAAATCTGTGTGTCGATGTTGGCGTATGCGGCCTCAACCACAGACAGGCTGGAATCATCAGCGGCAATGGGTTTCGGGTATACCTTGATATGGGTTGAATCAGTCAACTCGATAACCGTGAAAATCATGGCCTGACCGGTGTTGGTCTTGTCGCCCTTACCGAGTGCGTAGACAGGAACACCGGAGTTTTCGATGGTGATCTTATCGCCTACTGCCAGGAGAGAGCTGTCGTTGACAACAATCGAAGCCTCGCGGTAATCGACGTTGGTAACGACAAGGGTTGTCGCGTTTACGGACCCTGCCTGCGGGGCAAAGCTCTGGTTGCCGGTTACGGTAACAGCAGGGTCAGCGGCGCCGGTGATGTTCGGCAAATAAGAGCCGGTGAACAAATCGAATCCGGCGATATTCTTTCCGATCTGCCCATTTTTCCAGGTCTCATCCGGGCGGCCCTGCAAGGTCTGCCGTGCGGCAAGATCTTTGGAAAAATGCAACTGGTCCCGATCATTGAGGATGAAGGTCCGGCCATTGTCGATCAGCTGCCGCTCGTTCATCATGGCCTGGGCCTCAGCGATAAACTCATAACCAGAATCCACGTTTGACCGATAAAACAGAGAACCTTGGTTTTTGATGGAACTTGCAATCTGCGTGTTCAGGTACATGGCCTGCTTCCGTGCGGATACTTTGGCGCGGTCAGCCCAAAACCGTTCGGTCCGCATGTCGTCCGCCCGCTGCTCAACCCAATCGTTAGACGGGGTGCCCAGAACTGCGGGGTAGGTCTCCTGGATGATGCCCGTCTCCTGGTTGGAAACGTCCCACCCAGAAATTACCGGCGCATGCTGCTGAACGGGGGTCCAGATGACGTTGGAGCTGTTCTGCATCTGCTCCCCGTCAGGCTCATGGAAATTAACCTTGTCCAGCAGATCGGTCTGCTGGTCGTAGGTTTCAATAAACTTTTCAAACATTACTTCGGCGACTTTGCCGGTGGTCAATGATGCCATGGTGGCTACTCCTTATTTACCATGTGGACACATTCACGCCCGCCGCTCTTGCCTGCTTCTTGGCGCTGTATGCCTTTTGCGTGTCGCCGCTTTTGTGTGCTTCCTGATACAACTTTTTCAGGGTGGCGGCATTCGCATTAGGTGTAGCATCGCCTTTCAGTTGGCGGGATGGCGTCGGGGCGTTGGTGGTCCGCTTTTTTGGGTTAGTGACAAGTTCCATTTGTTTTCCAAGAAAAATTCCTGCTTTAAGACCAGTCTTGTCTTCTGCAAGCAAGGACTGGAACTCCCGCAGTATTTCAGGTCGTGCGCCAACACGGAACAAGACCTTTTCCGATCCTTCGCCAAGCAGGGAAATAAGGTGGTCCGTAATGGCCTCTCCCTGCCCAGGTATTACAACGTCGATCGCTTTCCTGATCGACTCGTCCGCGCTCTTATACTTCTCCGGGGCAATTCCGTATTTTGATACGAAATCATCGGCACGCTTATAGTGGGAATCAACAGCGACGGTTCTTTCTTCCTTCTGCTTCTTGAGCTGCTCTGCCTGATTTGTTCGGCCTGCCAACTGAGAAAGCCGCTGCTCCTCATATTGGTCAAGAGCCGCTTCAAACTCTTCATCGGTGTCGAACTCTTCGACCCGTGGGCGCTTCAGTGTTGCCGTAGGTGCTGCTCGACCAGCCTTAACTTCGGCCAGTTCCCGGCGCAACTCGTCAATTTCGGAGTCGCGCTCTTTAATCCGGCCCTTCAGCTTTTCTTTCAGCCGAATATGGGATGCCACCGGAACACTTTCGTCTGCCTCGTCTTTGTCGATGTTCTGCCAAAACTCAGCTTCTGCGTCAGGTTCTCCCTGATCGTGTTCTTCGGTGTCCTGTCCGGCGTTTTCCTTTCCGTCCACGTCCTGTTCTGCGACTGCGCCCTCAACTTCTTCTACTTCCTTTACTTCTTCTTCGCCTGGCATCCTGTTTTCTCCTACAGTTCGGTTGTCCTGACTTACGCCCCGTCAGTTAGGGTTGCTGGCATACCCCCCACCAGCTAGGGACACCGGGATCACCCGGCTTGTAATTCGGAAAAAAGCTCCTCTGTGCTCATTTCGTAAGGATTGCGCAAAGGAATCTCGTTTGCTGTGGCTTCGATCTGCTTTGCAAAAGTGTCAGTCCGCGTGTTCTCAATTTGTGCGTCCGCTACTGCTGCGTTCACTTGCACATCAAACCTTTTTGTTTGAGAATCAAAAGACTCAATCAACCGTTTCAGCTTCTCGTTTGCCGCCTCAAGTTGCATTTCTATGCCCTTGCGCTGCTGCTCCAGGAGTTGGGCCT